CTGCTACAGCTCGGGCTAGGCGAAGAGGGCGCGGTCGAGCAGTTCGAGTGTCAGGTGCAGTCCTGGAACATGGTGAACAACACCGAGGACGGCGACAAGCAATACGCGCAGTGCCCGGACGGCGAGTTCCGCGAGCCCGGTGATCCCGATTGGGCACTTGAGGTGACGTTCTACGCCGACTGGCGCTCGTCGGGTATCTCCGATTTCCTGTGGAGAAACCGAGGTAAGGAAATCCCGTTCACGCTCGACCATCACCCGGACATCCCCGAAGAGCACGTGCGGTGGACGGGCGTACTGCTGGTCAANGCNCCGAGCGTCGGTGGCGAGCCGCGGCAGACCGAGACGCACGAAATGACGTTCAACATCAAGGGCGAACCCGTGTTCGAGAGGGTGACCGAGGCGTGATCAACATTACTGTTCGGCCCGACGGTAGCGAGCCGTTCGAGGTCGTGGCCACGTCGCGCGACATCGTGAATTGGGAGCGCACGACCAAAGGCGCGTCGATCACGAAGCTCCAGCAGGCCGCGACCTACACCGACGTTTACAAGATCGCGCACTTCGCGGCGCAGCGCGCCGGCCGGTGGGCCGGCGACCTCGACGAGTTCATGAGCACGTGTGACATCGAGTTCGAGCAGGAGAACGACGAGCCGGACCCTACGAACGCGGCTCACTGAGCCGCGCCGTGATCGCTCTAGCGATCTCTACCGGCATACCGATGTCCGAGTGGCTCGACGCCGGTGACCGGGCGATCTTCACGGCTATCGAGCTGCTCGACGACGAGCGGCGCCGACACGAACGACACGACCGCGACGGGCGGCAGATGAGCGGATGAACGGGAGGGGGCGAGCGTGGCGCCGAAGCAAGCGGTGACGGTGAATCTCGCGATCGACGGTGTGCGCGAGACGCTCGCCGCGTTCCGGTCGCTGCCCAAGGACGCCAACGACCAACTACGGGAACGGTCGCGCAAACTCGCCGAGATCGTCGCGGAGCGGGCGAAGGCNGCAGGGCAGGCCGAAGGCAAGCAAGCGGCGCTCGTCGCCCGCACCGTGCGGGCACGCCGCGACCGCGTGCCCGTCGTGCAGGCAGGCGGAACGCGGCGGCTCGGCCGCCACCGGGCGCCGGCGTTCGGTCTGCTGTTCGCCTCGGAGTTCGGCATGAACCAGCGGTCAGGCTGGTACGCGAGTCAGCGGTACCGGCGGTCGACCGGGATGCAGTACGAGCCGCACACCGGGCAAGAGGGTCTGTGGTTTTTCCCGACCGTCGAGGCTGCACAACCGATGATCAACCGCGAGTGGAACGCCGCCGCTGACGAGATCGTGCGCGCGTTCGCGGGGGGTGCGTGATGGCCGCAGGCGAGCGCACAATCCGTATTCGGTTCACAGGCAGCGTCGAAGGGTTGACGCGGGCCGTGAAACAGGCCGAGTCGCAGGTGTCGCGATTCGGCCGTGCTGCGGCGTCCACGGCGGGAACGATCACGAAGTCGTTCGTCGGGATCACTGCCGCCTCGGCTGCGGCGTCGGTGGCTGCTGGTGCCGCGGTGGCGGGTGTGGTGGCCGGGTTCGGCGCGATCGGCATTGCTGCCGCCGCCGCAAACGAGCAGGTACAAACCGCGTTCAGTGGACTAGCCGACCACGTCAAGACGGAGCTTCAGGCCGCGGCGGCGCCGCTGGTGCCGGTGCTGACTGGCATTGCCGACGATCTCGGGTCGACGTTCGACTCGCTCATGCCGCAGATCGAACGCGTGTTCGCGTCGCTGGGGCCGTTGATCGAGTCGCTCGCCGACGGCGTGCAGGAGTTCGTGAAGGGCGCGATGCCGGGGTTCGTGGCCGCGTTCGAGGCCGCGGGGCCGGTGATCGACGCGATCTCCGAGGGCATGGCCGCGTTGGGTCCGGCGCTGTCGCAGTTCTTCACCACCATCGCCGGATCGGCTCCGGTATTGGGGCAGATGTTCACGGCGATCTTCGACGCCGTCGCGCAGCTCCTGCCGGTGTTCGGGCAGTTGTTGGCCGGGTTCGCCGAGTTCGCCGGACCGGTGCTTGAGGCGCTGCTGCCGCTGATCACGCAGCTCGTCGGCGTGTTCGTTGAGGCGTTCGTGCCCGTGCTTGAGCAGCTCGCGCCCACGTTCGTGACGATCTTGGAGTCGTTGACGCCGATCATCGATGCGTTCGGGCAGCTCCTCGAAGCGATCGCGCCGCTGCTGCCGCCGATCGCCGAGCTGATCGCGCAACTCGTCGAAGCCCTGGCGCCGATCGTCGCCGAGCTGATCGAGCTGTTCACGCCGTTCATCGCCGCGTTCATCGAGATCGCCACCGCGGTGCTGTCGGTCGCGATTCCCGCGTTGACGGGCATCATCGGCGTGTTCGGTGACGTGATCGGCGCGGTGAAGGATGTCGCGCGCTGGATCGGTGACCGGTGGGACTGGATCACCGACAAGATCAGCGCCGCGGCTCGCGTGATCGGCGGCGTGCTCGGCGGCATGTGGGACGGGCTCACGTCCGGTGTGAAGGCCGCGATCAACGGCGCAATCAGAATCCTCAACGGCCTAATCGGGGGAATCAACACCATCATTGACGGGCTGAACTCCGTGAACCCGTTCGGCGACATTCCGCACGTGCCGACGATCGGCTACCTCGCCAAGGGCGGTACCGCTCGGGCCGGGCACCCGTACATCGTCGGCGAGCGTGGCCCGGAGCTGTTCATTCCGGGCCGTACGGGAACCGTGGTTCCGAATCACAAGCTCGGCGGCATGGGCGGTGACACGCTGGTGCAGGTGTTCATCGGCGAGCGCGACATCACCGACATGATCGACGCGCGGATCGCCGAGAACACGCGGCAGGCCGCGCGCACGCTCGTCTCACGCACGGGAGGTGTGTACGCGTGACTGTGACCGCGACCTATCTCGACGACATCGGCCGCGTGCGCATCGCGTTCACGGACGTTCCCGCGACCGTCGATTACGCCACGGTCGAGCGCAGCATCGACGGTGTGCGCTGGCACCAGGTGCGCGGCGCCGCGACCGTGCCCGTTGTGGGCGGCGCCGGTCACGCCGACGACTACGAGTACACGCCCGGCGTGCCGAACACCTACCGGGTGCGGTTCGTCGACACGTCGCCGGTGGCCTACGTCGGGTCGGGAACGCCGGCGTACGCCGACAACGGACCAGTGACACCGAGCCTGCCCGACGGGCTCGCCACCGGTGATCTGCTGCTCATGGCGGCGAGCACGACCGGTGAGGCCGTGCCGGACACGCCGCCCGGCTGGACGCTCATGCTGGACTACCAGCCGCTGTGGCTGTTCCAGCGCTACCACGACCCGGCTGACCCGGCGCCCACGGTGACGTGGACGGGTGGTGTCGACGGCGACTCGATGGCGGCCGTGATCTCGGCATGGCACAACGGGCAAGCGGGCTACGACGATTCAGCGATCAACGGGATCGTGAACAGTGAGCCGGCGCAGGACATCATGACGCCGCCGCTGACTGTGCCCGACGATGGGCACGAGGTCTACCTCGTGGCTTGGAAGGGGTCGGAGGTCGACGCGGCCGTGCCGCCGTATGAGTTCGAGCTGCGGGCGCTCGCGTCGACGACCGGGCAGAGCATCATCGTGTCCAGCATTCCGGCCGAGCTGAACGTGCGCGAGGTCGACTACGGCGAGCCGATCGCGGTCACCGGTGGTGTCGAGGCGCCGTCGTGCGCGGTGATCTGGTCCGCGGGCTCGCGCGTGACGCACTCGGAGGAGATTGTGACGATCACGCCGACCGCGTCGGGCTACTGGATTAAGAACGTGCGCCGGCCGAACCTCAACCGGTCGGTGACGGTGATCGGCGTCGGCGACATCACTCGTCCGTCGCGTGCCGGTGTGTTCGACGTGATCGGGCGCAGCGACCCGATCGCGGTCACCGAGGTGCAGGGCTCGCGGCGCACGACTATCACGGTTCGGTGCGAGACGATCGGCGACGCCGACACACTCGACCGCACGCTCGCCACCGGTGACGTGCTGCTGTTTCAGGGTGATGGACCAGAGTGTCCCGCGCCGACCCTGTACGGCGTCGTAGGCACGGTGCGTCAGTACCGGCCGATGCAGCGCGCCACGTACGGTGTGCGCTACGTCGAGATACCCATCACCGAGGTCGCCGCGCCCGATTTGAGCGTGTTCGTCGGCACCGTCGTGTGGGCCGACATCGTCAACCAGTTCGCGACGTGGGCCGACCTGATCGCGGCCGAGCCGACGTGGTCGGACGTGCTCACCATCGTCGCCGATACCGAGGTGATCACGCCATGAGGCCAGTCAGTGAGCGGTTCCTCGCCACGGTGCGCGGTTCGCACCGGATGATCGCCCGCGCCCGCATCGTGTCGGGTGAGCCGGTCGGCGTCGATCCCGACGGCGTCGAGATACCGATCGTTAGCGGGTCGATCCGCTACGACCTCGCCGGAGACGTGCGCGGCACGCTGGACCTGACCACCCGCGGCGCGTGGCCTACCTCGGCCGGTGATGCGCTGACGCCGTACGGGGACGAGGTGTTCGTCGAGCGCGGTATCGACTACGGCGACGGCACTCGCGAGTGGGTATCGCAGGGCTACTACCGGATTTACTCGGTCGAGCAGCAGGACGCGCCGAAGGGCACGATCCGGCTCACCGGCCGTGACCGCGCGTCGAAGCTCATCGACGACCGGCTCCTGAGCCCGTATCAGTTCAGCGCGTCGGCGTCGGTGGCCGGCGTCGTCGACTACCTCGTGCGGCAGACGTTCGACGACCCCTACATCTACTTCGACTGGCAAGCCGACGACGAGCAGCTCGGCGCTGCTCACGTTGTCGAGCGCGACCGGTGGGCGTTCCTCCGCGAATTGGCCGCAGCGTACGCGAAAGACCTCTACTACGACTACCGCGGGTATCTCGTGATGGTCGACGCGCCCGACCCGACGGCGCCGGTGTTCCGCGTCAACCGCGGCCGGGATGGCGTGCTGACGAGCGTGTCGCGGTCGCTGACCCGTGACGGTGTCTACAACATCGTCGTCGCGCAGGGTGAGCCCGTCGGTGAGGCGCCACCGGTGCGTGGCGTGGCCTATGACGCCGTGCCGTCGTCGCCGACGTACTGGCTCGGCCGGTTCGGCCGGGTGCCGAGATTCTTCACTAGCTCGTTCCTGAAGACCGAACAGCAGTGCGTCGCGGCCGCGCGAAAGATGCTCCGAGATGTGACTGGGCTGCCTTACGTCGTGAACTTCGGCATGGTGCCCAATCCGGCGCTTGAGGTCGGCGATCCGGTCGAGATCGTCGTCGAGCCCGACGGCACGTCGCAGATACACGTGATCGACACGCTGACGCTGCCGCTCGATCCGGCGAGCGCGGTCACCGCGACGACACGGCAGGTCGACTTCGAGTAGGGGGCAGTCATGGACTTGGGTTTACTGCTCGGCGGGCTCGCCGTCGCGAGCGGCGGCGATGAGGTCGGGTTTCACACCGGCGTCATCACGTCGTGGGACGAGACCACCGGTGTTAACACCGTGAACGTCGGCGGAACCGACATGGCCAACCTGTCCGTGTTGTCGCCGTCGACGACCATCGGGTTACGCGTTGGTATGCCCGTTGGCGTGCTGCGAGTCAAGACCCGGTACTTCATCCTCGGCAAGATCGCCGCGCCCGGCGCCGGCGCCGCACTGTCCACACGCGAGGCATACGCGCCGGAGCTGGTCAGCACGTCCAACAGCGCGTGGGTGTCCCTGCCCGGTGGGCCGGTAGTCGAAAACGTCTACATCGGGGAGAGTCGAACCGCGCTTGTGCTGCTGTCGGCGACGATCTTCTCAGAAAACGCCTACAGCATGGCGACGGTGGAGGTCACGGGAGCATCGAACATATCCGCTGAGAACATGCTCACCGGCATCGCGAACGCCATGTTCAACGAAGCCAACCCGACGTCGCCCGGCCTACGGTCGGGCGCCACCGTGGCAAACACGATCGTGCTCAACGAATCACACGGTCTGAACACCGGGTTCAACACGTTCACGATGCAGTACACGCGCCGCACCCGCAGCGGATACACGCCAACCCAAGACGCGCAATTCCAAAACCGCCGCATCGTGGTTATGCCGCTGTAGAGGAGAAACATCGACATGCCTGTGACACCGAATTTCAACCTCCCGTATCCGGGCCTCGGCGACCCACCGGACGGGCCGGGCCAGATTAGAGCGCTCGCCGAGCAGACCGACGCCGCGCTGTATGAGACGCGGCAGGCGCTCACTCCGAGTGGTGGTCGGCAGACACTACCCGACCTGCTCACACTGTCTGCGCTGCCGCCGAACAACACATGGGGCAACTGGGGTAGCTCGTTGATCCTGCCGAATCCTGGCGTGTCGTGTCTGGTCTACGCGTGGGGAACCGGGTGGTTCCTCAACGACGGCGGCGGCACGGTCGGCCGTATGCGCGTGTCGATCTCACTCGACGGCGGCGCGACGTGGTCATCCGGGCTGGAAGTGTCCGACCAGGCGGGCATGGTGCCCAACGGTGGCGGCACGTCGGCGACCCGTCGCGGCAGCTTCTCGCCCGTCCACTTCGAGCAGGGCACACCGTCGAGCAACGTCATGATCAAGGCTGAGTGCTTGTGGTCCGACGGCGGTCTCGGCGGCGACCCCGACTTCTACAGCGGGTCGATTGTCGGGCTCGTGCTCCCCGTGGCGGTGTGACATCGATGACGACCGAGGTGATCGTCGCGATCATCACGACCGGTGGCGCGCTGCTAACCGGCATCGTGGTTGAGTCGATCAAGCGGGGCCGAGCGCAGCGGTCCACCGACGAGCGGCTCGACACCGTGCTCGGTCAGTTGCAACCGAACGGCGGCAAGTCGCTATCGGACGCGGTGACGCGCATCGAGGG